CTATATCTTTAGGTGTGAACTTTACAGGACAATGTGGATATATATCTAGTTCCCAACTCCCTTCTGTAATCATTTTTAGCTTAGGATTGTCAAAGGCAAAATACACATCCGAATCTTTGCTAGCGTTTAACGATGAACAATACTCAACAGCAACCGTTAAAGGTGAGGAACCATAGGTATAAACATCTATGCTTCCTTGCTTCATCTTGTGTATATGCGTTAATCCCATCTCTGCAAAATATGGACAGTACTTGTTAACCGTATTTCCAAGCATGAAAATCTTAACATCGTTTCTCTGTCTTACAATAGTGCTTATTGTATTCATGAATAACACGAATTCATCCGGCAAATATACCCCACGGGTTATGAATTCATCGAACAGGATGGTTTTTATTCTAGGGAATGATATACTCTTATTATGCTCTGTAGCACTTAAAGCAAAGGCATGAGCAAATAAATCTGTTTCAATGTTATATATTGGCTTCCCATTATCATCATAGTTACAGAAATAGAATTTACCACCATAATAATGAATTCCCTCATATTCTTCCTTACTTAGTTTCCTCACCTCCCCATTCTCAATCAAAGCTGAAAATATCCCTTTTGCCCTCATACCTCTAATATCTTCCTGCCACCTGCGAACAATTGCAAGTTCCCCACCATTACCATTGAAATATTCGTTTATTGCATACTTCAGAACTGAATAAGTCTTTCCGTTACTTCTCTCACCAATTATAACGTTGTAGATTGCGTTATGCCTGAGTATCCTATCCAGAGAATAATATTTAGGTTTCTTGTTTTTTCTGAGTAACCCTTTCTTCTCACTCATTTTAGAACCTCCTTATATGTGCTTCTGTCCTTTGTATAAATAGCCTGCTTTCAGCATATTTAGGAAATTAACGTACTCCCTAGCAAGTGATAGCGTGAATTCTGCCTTCTCTAAATGAACTGCACTTCTTGCCTCTGCCCATCCTTCCTTCCCTCTATAATCAAGAATCATAGATTCCATTTCAGAATCTATATAGGTATGAGTGTTTTTCCCTGTTCTATCAGCAGGAATAAAAAGTTCATCATTGAACATCTCAAATACTTTTTCATGGTTATTGTTGCAAACCTCCTTCATGTACTCTAAACCATCCTTTTTGGATAGTCCTGCAACCGTTAATTCTAACTCACCTGTATCAGCATGCTCAACTAAATATCGTTTCGCTCCTAGCGTTTTGAACTTAGAGTAATGCCCATCAAACTCCCATAGTCCTATAAACTTTTCTACTCCCTCCTTCGTCTTAGGCTTCAATTTTTCGATTGGTATCCTGTAGAGTGAACACATCTTTTCAAGTTTTCCAATTAGGTGTTTGTTGTATGCTTCAATGAATGGCTTGTGCTTTTCATAGTTCAAAAACTTAATGGAATCCGTATCTGAATAAACATAATCATCTTTCATTGCTATGATTCCATACCACAAATTCCTCCTTGCATATGCGGTAGTCCATATTCCCCAAGGATAATATAGGAACCTGTTTTTTGATTCGTTATAATGTTGAATCTGTTTTTCAACATCAGCAGGCTCCACTACCCAATCGTCTGTATATGTTATTTCATCCCTCACAATAGCTGTGACGCACATTCCATATACCGAATTCAACATGCCTTTAGATAGTAAATATTCAACTTCTGCACCTTCAACACCCTTTAGAACTGTTTTATCCTCATACAGCTTAATGATACTTTGAACAATTGAATATGGTAAATAGCCTTTATAGAATCTATAAAGGTTAGCAATTTCCATCTTCTCCCATTCATAGCACTGTTCTATAATTTCAAAGTCAACCTCTGTAATGGTTGTAACTAATACATCAGCTTTTTGCACTCTACCATTATTGATTAACGCACCCTCCAACTTCCAACATTTACTTTCACTTATATAATTTTCATGTGGTATCTTCGCAATTAAACCCGTGAACCTAACATCAAACAGTAGGCAGAACCTCTTGCGATAATAATCAAAGTTCTTTTCCCTTGTTAGTGTGGTGGGAATTGGCTTGCTCATTGGAAATTGTTCTGAAAGCATAACAGCAGGATAGGATGAATTGAAGTCTATACTTGTCACATCTTCCAACACCTTACCCACATATCTTGCATTAGCATGAGTAAATCCTCCCATAAAGGCACGTTTCAACATCTTATAAGTGTTAGCATCTAGCGTTAAATCTTCCATCAGTCTGCGATAGCGAAAATATTTGCCTTTACTTGCCTTTTTGTGGTTTCTATCGGAATAATAGCACCTGTCACGAACATAGCTGCGAACCCTTCCTGTATTAGTCATGGGAATCTTGCTAATGTCGCTATAGTAGTGCATCTGCTCATTGATATAGTACAGCACAATCAGCACGTCGTTTATTGCATAGTCAATTTCCTCTATTGTTAGTTCAGTTTCGCTGTGACGAACTAGTGAATAATCTAAATCACCCACTAGCTTTTCAATCTTATGCGATGTTAGATTCTTCGCTAATCTCGCAAGAGAAAAACCAGAAAGAATATAGGAACATCTGAATTCAATTCCCGAAGTGGTAACGGCTTTTATTGGCTTCCTCAACTCAACAGAAAAAACTTCTTTCCACTCAAAATACTTTCTCATAAATTGGAATTCATAGCCTAGATTATGGACATATACAACTAGCCTTCTGGAAGGTGATAGGTTGAAAAGCTTGCTTAAAGATTGAATCAACTCTTGAAACTCTCCCCATGTTCTGCCATGATAAATATAGTTAGAATCCTTAAACCCTATAGTCCACAAATACATGAAAGCGAATTTTTCACCAGAATTGATATAAGTCGAAGTCGCTTCAATATCGAAAGCAACTTCTAAATTTAAATACTCTACCTTCTTATTCGTGTTAATGGTAGTGTATTCTATTTCTGAAATTTCCTTCAGAACCTGCTCTAATTCTATTCTCCTTAGAAACTGTCCTGTTTTTTTTATCAACCCCATCACCTACCCATCAATCAACCTGCATCCAAAAATTGGCTAAATCTATATAGTGTTCATATTCTATGGCATCAATGGCAGCTTGAATAATTGCTTCCATTTCTTCCTCGCTTCCAGATAACTCCCTCCCCTCCATCTTAACAACCTCATTAACCACTGCCCATATTTTATGGTATCCAATAGCACTAGCATAGCCTTCAACATTTCTTAGGTATTCCTCAACCTTTTCAGTAACTCGGAAGAAATTGCTTAGTTTATCCGGCAACTCTTTAACCGATTTATATTTTACCCCTGTCATCTCTGCTATTTCTTTCAAATACTTGTTTGCTTCCCTAACTAGCGAAGTTTTGGAATCTAAGAACCTGTTCAATCTGGCTAACTCTGCCTGCAATTCATTATAGTTCTTTCCCTTTACTCCAAACCTAACTTTTCCATCCTTCACCCATTGCTTATAAGCAGGAAGTTCTGTTAGGTTATTCTTTTCAAGTCTTTTTAAACGTTTATGAGCAATATTTGCCTTTCTTTGAATCTCCTTTTTTAGCTTTTCTAAATCCCGTTCAGATTCTAAAAACTGTTCTGCTTTTGTCAGCGAACTTTTCACACTTCTAATATCCCTTCTCATTTTAAACCCTCCTAGATAATTTCAAACAAACCTATTGCGAACTCATTCTTCTGTTCATCATCAGCTAAATCATAATAAAGATACAGATACTTGATATTATTGGCTCTACCTTTCTCAAAGGCATGGATGTTTTTTAAGTTCTCACCTGTCAACCTAGCGAATTCAGTTAGTGAAACATTTAGAACCTCTTCTCTGAATTGCCTGCAGAACCCATAGAACACTCCATCGTACTTGTGAAAATAGTATTCGTAAATAGCTATGGACACAAACCCATCATTAATCATCCGCACTAATTCATCATCTGCTATAATTTCCTTCACATCGTCTACCACATGAGAGGGAAGATTGATGAAGTAACCATCTGTAACAGCTACAGCACTCTCACCATACTTACCCTTATTTACATAGAGTGCTCTGATGGGATACTCAACATCTGCTCCATACTCCTTATAGAGTTCCTCAAGTTTCTTGTACNNTTTAATTTTCTTCTAATTGAAAGCCTTGTTCCTGTTTTCCTACAAACTCCATAAACTCTCTAAACATCCTCAATGCTTCTCTGAAATCAGCAACTGTACCTTTGAAACTAGCGATTCCTCTTTTCGCAGGCAACTTCTTCATCTCCATCACCCC